GGAACTCGCCGGTACTCATCGGAGCCCGATGCACCCGTTCCGGGCCCTTTCTTCCCAGTTCTCGAGTAATCCTACGACGATCGTGCTCCCTCATATGCGGGAAAGCTGCGGCCGTAATACGTGACGAGGTTTCCAAATTCAAGTATTCCTGCGCCCGAGCGACGTATGCCTCCCAGCGCCCCAGAGGCATGTGGAGTTGCGCCTCGTCCGTAAATCCATAGCAGTAGCTCACTAGGGTTAACCCGCCCGAGATATCGGTTTGCGAGAGCGCCTCGTCTGACGATTTTCCGTCGGGACCGCTTCCGCTTTTGGGCTTTGACGCTGCTGAAAAAGTCCGATGATCATGACCCTTTGCCACCAAGGAAGTTCTGCTAAGATCTCGCGTGGAACGTCAGTGACCGCCTCCGCGAAATTGGTCAGTGCTTCTTCGAGCTGTGAGGCCTCTTCCTCGTTGAGTTCCCCTCCACGAAAACGGGGCATCAGTGCATTAAAAATGCGGGCGTTCTTGTCGGATCGAGCAGTATCGAGTAGGTTCAGTTGCAGGGCATGTTTTACGTGATAGATCGTTCCTTTCACCTCGAGGGGTTTTCCCTCGTAGATTAGATCCGACAGCCGAATTGTGCCATCGCCTGCAGGCGGTTTTCCCTCAACCAATTCGGCTACGGTTGTTTCGGGTTCGACCACTTTCGTTTCCGACTCTTCGACCGGCTCGCCGTCCTTGTTAACCACTGTGAAACCTCCTGGAAAAACTAAGCTGCGACTTCGCGAGCCCGTCGATAGGGTCCGTGCGCTAGGATTGCTTCTACGTACGGCCTTAGTTGCTCTTTGCGTCTTGGGGAGATAACGTCATCGTACAACTTGAAGGTCAGTTCACGCGCATTCTCCCCGCAGATGTTGAGTTCGTACCTGACACTGTCTTTCTTGAAACCACCGTTCGGGTACGGGCCGTTGATGTTACCCACACCCAGGTATCCGTAAATACGTGTCAGGTTGGTGACGTTAGCTTCTGCCTGACCGAAGCCAACCTTCGGCCATGCCGGGTTGTAGTTACCCCTTTCGATTGTACCATCACCTTCCCAAAAGCCAACTACCCATAACCACGTAATTGGTTGTTCTAGGAAGTGCACGTATAGTGTTTCAGCGGCGACGTTCACTTGCCACTCCCAGTTCTTGCGAGTCTTACCCCAACGGACACGGCCGACGTCGTAGTAATCACGTAATACGTCGAGCCAGTAACGTTCTGTCTGACCGACCCTGAAACTTGTCCTACGGTACACGTAACCCGTACTTGGCGCAACATCGCCTTCCAAGTGGAAGTGCCCCTCTGCAGCGAAGAAGCCCGCAGCTTGCTCGTCGAAGTTACTCATATCCAACCTAATTGTATAGAAGCGGCCACACCCAAAGCCATGTTACACCGTTGCGGCATACACACTGAAGATTAGTAACTCGTAGGGCACATCATTGAGTGTAGGGTCTCTGGCCATAGTCGGTCCAGAGGCCAGTACAATTGAGCCGATCTTAACACTGTCCACGTTAATATTCGATCTGCAATGCAGAGCTTTGTACGCCTCCAGCCCCAGGTAGTGAGCGTCAATATCGTCTCTGCCGTAGCAGTTGACCAGTACTCTGTACCTGTGCATCGGGAGGTACGGTTCAGCAACACCACCCGCACCAATAATTGTGATTACGCCCGTAGGCATCTGGGCTACGAGCACTGAAGGCAATCTTCCGACATATACTCGTCCGTCGGTACGAGCCTTAACGGCAGAGTCCAACGCGAGTATATGCCGTAATGCCGGTAACACCGACGGGATCACGGGGCTCCCTCCGCGTAGGCTAGTGCTTCGCGGCCCGCGGACGCAGATTTCGCGTAGTCCGCCGCAGGTCCCATAAAGACATGCCGGCGAGAGTACTCTTCGACCGCGGAGTAAGGAGCGAAGGCACCAACGTCTACGTCGGCGATCTCGTAACCGCGACGGCCCCAGGAACGTACCTTTTCAGTCGCTTCGTCTGGTGAGGACACTCCATACTCACGGGGTGCGTCTCGAACCCCAACATCGATGTCCTCACCGGGCGATACGACTGCGATAGCTCCGTACATTCGTCCCGTTATCACGTGGGCCAATTCTTTAGCAACCTGCTGCTGCTCGTAAGCGAGGTAACCGATGTACCGCCGATGAACTCCGAGCATTCTCTCTTTCATCCGAGGCACACGGTTATAGTAAAAGGTGTCTACCCGTATCGGGCCCGTACCGGAGACGAAATGTTGTACCGGCATCTAACCTTGACCCCCCACGAAGTTCACGACGCTAGCCTGGATGAACTGAACTCTGTCCGTAACTGAAGGCGCTACGTCTGTCACTACTACAGACCCGAGACTCGCACCATCGTAATTACGAACAGCAACCCGATCTCCAAGAAGGACGTCGGCATTCTTCAAGAACCACAACATCTGTTGTCCAATACCGACGTCCTTCTCCACTGCTTCGACCAGACGAGCCCGCGCACGACTCACCTCGCCTAGACGACAGACCACGTTGGTGTACACCGACGTCCAGACTACTAGTGGACGACCGAAATCGTCGGTTCCATCCGGCATCTGCCGAGTGATGTCACATCGGTGACGGAGGTAACCATACACTAGATCACACCCATCCGCTCCCGTGTGTAAGGGCTCATCAGCTCCAGAACCGTCGGGGGCCAAGCAGAAAACTCGTAGAAGTCTTCGTTGAGGTCCCCGACACGGAAGGACTTCAGATCTTGATCCCGGCCCAACTTCCCGAACCAATGCGCAACTAACATCGCGCAAGCTCGGCTCGCACTGGCGGGCGTAGTCGTGTACCCAGCGGTATAGGCGACCTCGACACGGGCCCACTCACCTGGAGCAGACGCCATAGAGGTCTCAAGACCCGTGGGGACGATATCGACGGTGATCAGAAACTCGAGCAGCCCCGATTCAGGGTCGATGAGCTTCCAGTGCTCGTTCTCGTTCAGGGCCTCAGCAGTAGAAGTCATTCCCGCGTAACCGTTAACCGAGGTGATGCTTACCACGGGGATCCGTTTGAGAGTGATGACCTCATTTGTTAACACCTGATAGTGAGGCTCAGCGGTGATAGTCTCAACGGAGCTGAAATTGCAGGCGTACCGAGCACGTAACTGTTCACTCGCCACTTCCAGAAGGCGCGTCAGAACCAGATCGTGCTCAGTTTCCTCTGCCGGGATACCTGCTTCCTCCCGGATCTCATCCAGGGTAGTGAGGTCGGCCATTGGCGCCTCCCCGGGCTACACCTCGAGATAAAAAGTGGCTGTTACAGCAGGATCAAGAGCATTACACTGCGCAACTGCGACCGTCAAGTCGGAACGTACAGGAAGCCCCACGAGATACACGTTAGCGATTGCGGTCCCCGCCGCGTCGTGACCCTGGCGTGCAGGGTAAAACGCTCCATCCGTAGCAGTGTCAGTTCGGGTCAAAACGGGCGTCCCTGCGCCATCAGTGATTGTTACATCAGTCGTCGCGGGGGCCGTTCCAGCGTAGTCGAGGTAGATCCCAAGGACCTTCGCTTCACCCCCAAATGCCGCAAGGGAGATCGAACCGGATCCGACAGCTACGCCGTTAGCCCCAACCGTGGTGACCGCGACTGTTCTGACCTTCAACATCAGCCTACTCGTAGATCATGATGTAGACCGTGTGGGCTGCGGTCCACTTGACAGTAGTGCCATCTGTGAGAGTCACGTACGCGGGCTTCGGAGCCGCTGCAGCAGTGATTGTAATCGCTCCGTCCCACTTCTGGACTGCGTTAGCGGCAGCTGTCTCTAGTTCCTTGCCGTCGGCCGTCACTACCACACGTACCAGAACGCCGATCGGGTCAAAGTCCACCGGAATACTGAACGCGGTGAGTGTGGCCTCGTTTGCTGTGGGGACGTGCGAATAGACAGCGACTCTACCACGACTCGCAGCCTTTCCGCCTGCCATCGCCGCAGCCTGCCAGGCACCGTTGGCCAGAGTCTCGGTCGTAGCAAGCGCAAGAGCGCCGCGCTCTCTAGCAGCGATCATCAGGTGGGCGGCACTGAGCTTAACCGCGCTAACGGCCTTGATGCCGGTGATTACTGTTCCGCGATCGCCAGCGTTGATCTCTGCCTCGAGAGCTGTAAGAAGATCGGTTGCAGCCGTACTGGCGATCGGGAGCGGAAGCCTCGTAGCGGTCACTACGGAATCGTAGATCTTGTCGGTCGAGACATGCGCTCCGATAGTTGTACCACAGCGCGCGCGCTTGGCGACGAAACTAAGGGTGTCCGGAACGTACGTGATCAGAAGGACTTCGGTCCCGATCAGAACCATCTGCCCGGCGACGAGAGCGTGCGCGGTAGTTGTCGGAACGTTCACCGGATCGGTAACGTTATCGACCCCGGCCAGGCCAACCGTCTCGGTGGAGTCGTGAGTCATGGTGTCGATTTCGAGAACATCGGCACCGATCGTGATTGTGTTGGTATCCGCGCAGACCCCAGATTGATACAACATCTGGGACGCACGTTCGCCGGAGGTGTTGAACAGTTCCAGCAGCTTCTGGATTCGGGCTGCTCCACGCCCTAGGTCCAGATCAAGTGAAGTACGTGCCATCGAAGGTACTCCTTTCGGCCATAAGCGGCCCTGTCTCTCGGCGCCACCCGGCCGTCCACGAGCGGCGCCAGTCCGATTAAATTACGTCCCTACGTGAACGACTAGGGCGTCTTCCTTCCCGCTGCGGTACCACCAACTTTCTTCAAGTGAGCAGAAGTGAGCGGGGGTTCTGGCGTGAACTCTTCAGGCTCAGGGAACTCGTTACCTACGGCTGACTCAGCGACCTCGGCCACCGGTTCGGGTGCAGAAGCACCGGGCGCGGGACGTCGGGCCTTAATCGGTACCCCGGCGTTAACGCTAGAGACCACGTCAGCCCACAGGGACTCGTTCTCGATATAGTGTTCGCCGCCGGCGTAAACAGTTCCGCCCAGAACGAACTGACTACCCTTAGACACTTCCAAGTAAAACCCCATCAGGGACTCCTTTACGAAGCTGCCTGGTCGACCGCGTAGACCTTACCGAACTTATTTGTCGGATCCAGGAGCGCGTGGAACTCGATCGGGATCAACACCTTGCTGTCCTTTACGAAGGACAGCCCCATGTCCCCAAAGTATGCCCCGCGCGGAATCCAGAATCGCAAGATCTCGAGCTCTACGTAAGGGCTCGGCCCCTCAAAGACGATTGCCTTTTCAGGCACGTCTCCGGGACCACGATACAGATCCATCCAGCGGTAACCCTTGGTGCCGGTCCCCGGAGCAACGTCCGTGACCAGGTTACCGAAGATCTTGCCCAGGTTCTCGAGCGTGACGATCGCCAGGTTAGTAACGATCGTCAGCCCTTCAGCGGAACGGATCGCTCGAATCGGGGTGATCGCCTGGTCGACCGTGTGTTCGTCCACCGTCTGAGTGGCCGTGATCGTTACTCCGCCGTCGGTCTCGCCCATGAAGGCCCAAGTCGCACTCGGCAGGACCGTATCGGCGGAGGGCATCGCGGTGCCAGACGGTGCGATGAAGAGTGCACCTGCACCAACTATCAGAGTCAGAGGCTCAACCGCCATAGTCTGCCTCCCTTTACAACTGAACCGCTACGTACTCAAGGACCGTCCCTGCAGCTGCCGGGGTCGCATCGATGAGCACCAAATCACCTTGGTTGAAGCCCGACTGGTACAGGGGGCCGACCGCGGAATACAGAACAGTACTAGCCGGGACCATGATAGTACCACCACGACCGTGCATGTCCGATACGCCCATGAACATCGCAGTTGCGCCAGCGCCAATACCACGTACCAGAACCAGTACCTCACCGTCGTTAGCAACTTGTGCTCCATCGGCGGTCCCGGCCGTCCAGGTGACCGTTGCCTTACTGGCGCCAGGGGGCGATATTGCAGTGATTACTGCTCGTGCCATTTACAACCTCCTCCTAAATTACGGGGCCGTTACGCCGGTTGCGACTACCGTGGCGGGCACATGCACGACCTTGCAGTCGGCACGGGCCGTCACGATAAAGCTTGTGCCACCCTCACGCGGGTCGCGGAACGTCTCCAACTTGACCTGACGCCTAAAGCCGACGAGTAGGTTCCGAGGATGGACGAGCAGGATCTTGTCGTCGCAAGCGTACTCATCAGTCTCTGCCGCAGCCATCATCGGAACACCAACGACCTTGATCCCCTCGTAGGTGAGCGGCATAATGCCCATCAGGTACTGGTCGCCGAGTGGAGTACCACGAGCAGCGATCTGCTCGCGATAAGCGAGGGCAACCTTCCAAGGACAATAGAACCGCATACCCTGAGGGTCGGTGAAGAACTGGCTGGGAAGGGACCGAACCATCGCAGCGAAGATCGACTGGTAGTCCTTACCATAGGTCCCCGAGGCGACGACGTTGTACCCCGCGCCTGTAGCGGCCTGGATTACGAAGCCGTCAAGCAGCCCGTAGTAAGTGTTGGCCGCGGCGTCCTTCCCCCGGATGAATAGCGCCTCGAGGTCCAGTCCGGCACGCTCAGCGATCAACGCTACGATCGTGTCCGCGAACCCCTCGCGCTCGATGTTGTCTTCGAACACCTCGTCGGAGATCGGAACCTCACCGCGCACCAGTTGGGTACTGACCTCGATACCACTGAGAGTCGGCTCAGATCGCTCTTGCCCTCCGGCGTCCGACAGACGCGTAAATTCGATTCCAGCCCTCAGGATACGAGAACCGAAAACGATCTTAGGCTCCTGCCACTTCGGGGTGTCCATGATCTTGATCGTAGCCTCTTTCGAGACTATGGTCGATTCGATTGCCAGCCGCAGGAACTTTTCAGCCTGCGCAGGGTTCAGCAAACCGGTGTACCCGTAAGTGAGATCACCGGTAGTCATCGCCACCTTGCGCAGCCGTTCGAGCAGCTGTTCGTTGGTCATCGTCATACTAGACCTCCTCGTTGTCCCGAATCAGCTTCCCGGCGACGTACTGCGCCCGGGCAGAGGAAAGAACGTTATCGAACATCCCGGCACCGAAGTCCTTCTTCAGAGGCTTCGTCTCCGGTTCCGGTTCCTTTTCCTGACCGTCCTGACTCTTGCGAATCCCGCGGGCACTCTCGATCGCCTCGACGCGCTGGGTAAGCCCCGGTACGCCCTCGATCGCCTTGGCCAAGTCGGTGAGCTGACCCGCGATCGGCGACACAGCCACATTGATCGCCGCACGTAGCTCGTCCAGACTCAAGCCCGAAGGCGGAGCCGAAGTTTCCTCGGACTTGTGGGCAGCCGCTGGTACGGCCGCAGCCTCTTCCTTCTTCTCCCCGTCTGTTGTCTGATCGGTCATAGCATCTCCTTCCGGGCCCCGAAGATGAGAAGTAATCCACGAGGCCATCTTCGTAACTACCGACTGCGCGAGTCGCTTTCGGCGTCCTTCAGGCGGTTCGTAGTAAGCGTAATCACCCCGCTTGCGACGCTGCTCCTCGAGACTGTTCAGGAGCGTCTGCAACTCTGCGACCGATGCCTTAGCACCCTCGGGCAACTCCTCCTTGTTTAGCCGTTCTATAAGAGACCGGAACGCTCCGGCCCAGTCCTCAGCTTCGAGGAGGCTCTCGATCTCCTTCTGGAGATCAGCTTCCAGCTCATCATCGGTTTGAGCCATACTTCCCTCCCTCTTTACCAGGAGGAACCGCCGACGCGTCGCAGGACGGTCAACCAAATCGGCCCGTGCCGCGCGCATCGCTACTAGCACGCTGTGGGCGTCCTGATCGTCCATCCACTCCTCCCCAAACAAAAAGGCTAGCACCTACGTGCCAGCCTCAGCTGCACCTTTCTGTCTTGATTGTACTCGTTCTAGAACACGAAAACAACCCCGAAACGAGTGGTTCCTGGGGTCACCTCCTCCCTTGACGACTACTCACCGAATCTCTTACGGACACTTCCGGAACATGTACGACACGTCCCCGGGTACTTTTGAGTATGATGTCCAGTTGCGCCTGTTGGTTGAGTCGGATAGTGCCCACGAATCGTTCGTCAGTAGACAACAGCAGTATCCACTGTCGGACGACTTCTGGTAAGGTCGTCCACACAGCCTGAATCTCGGGCAGACGCCGTAAAGTACTAACCTCAGGTACAGTGGAAAGTGTTGTCATGCGGGTTTCCTCTGGGCCACCCCGTGTAACGATAGTCCCGTCATCTCGCCGCTCTTGATTCGTTCCCAGTACTCAGGCTTCCAAAGAACCCCTACCAGCCAGTCGCCCGGGTCAACTTCCTCACCGCCAATGTTCCACTTAGGTCCCCTATAGACGTAACTTTCCACGACGTCTCCAGCCTCTTCATAATCGGGTGACTCGTCGTGCATGTATCCGACCTTGCCTCCGCGGCGCAAATAATACCACGCGGCTTCTTCAACCGTACGTGCATCAGCGGTCTCACCGTGGGCATCCACTTCGTCGACGGGGTAGGCGATACTTAGAGTGTAACGATCCTCGTCACGCTTCTCCAGCAAGGCCCCCAAAGAAGCACTCTTAGTCAGTCCTTCCACTTGCGGGTTCTTGATCTTTCCTTGATGAGGTTGCTGAGCTGCCTCCGCCGGCAAGTCACCGATCACCAACGCTTCCCGCAAAGTCCCGCCGGAATGCTGTTCGATCCACTTGCGGGCCTTATCTTTTGTCCAATCGGCTTCCTTGTCGAAACGAATCGCCTGGACCACCATACTATCAGGACTGTGGCCCTCAGGCACCTTGTCGGAATTAAGTTTTCCGATTATGCTCGACGCGCCCTTCGTCCCGGTCAGCTGAATGGTTCGAAAAGTGTCAGAACGAAAGTCTTCAGGCTCCCGGACTCGATAACGGATCTGGTTTTCTGTTTCTTCAAAACCGATCGCCTCTTCGAGTACCTCGGATTCGTCTAAGGCCCCATGCGAATGATGGGCGGCTCCGCGGCGTCCGATTTCTTCAACCACCTGGGAGTGAACGGCGATAATATCTCCAGCCTCTCGGCTCAACCGCAGCCTCGTAGCGTACAACTGATGTAGCCGAAGATGCAGACGTTGCAGGGCGAGAGTCGACAGCTGGTCGAGCTTTTTCACTTCGCGAGCGTAGTGTTCAAGCTGTTCCTCAGTCATTCCATCATACATTACCTTAGCCGCCCCCGTGAGAGTCTTAGGGTCCTTCTGGCCTCGTTTAGCAGCGAGCGCCATCGCGGCACTTGTGCGCTGGGCTTCTGATCTAGCAGGCATAGTATTACCTCAGAAGGGGCCAACTTCGCGACACGCAAAGAGCCCGTCTCCCGTCAAACCGGACCGGGAACCAATCCTTAATTGGTTCCCGGTCCGGCCGGAAAAAGTTTTTAGGTCTCCTTCGTCACCCCCATCTCGGTCAGCGTTGCAACGACGATCGACTTGATCGCGTCGAGGTAGAACTTCGGCAGCACCTCGGCCTCTGCAGCCGCCTCGTGCGGCTCCAAGTTCCACTGCTGGTCGACCGCAAAGTCGGCGTGCCGAACGGTCTGCTTGCTGACCATGTTCGCAGTCTCCACAGCGTTCTGAAGCGCCTGGTTGGCGATGATCTGACGCGCGTTGTCGAACTGCTGGGCGTCTGTCAGGATCTTGGTGAACAGGGTACGCTGTTGCTTGATAGTCTCCAACGACTCCTGCTGGTACTCGTCGTAGGTCCTCTTCAGGTTACTGAAAAGGACCCGAGAGTCCTCCCGCCAGTCCTCGTAAGTGGCGTTGACCTTCGCGTCCCACGATCGCTCCTGGGTATCCCCCTCGTACCGCTCCCTTGTTGCATCTGGGTCTTGTGCCATTGGTTCCTCCTTCGGACCTTCAGGGTCCGAACTATACTTAAACCGCCCCGTTGTTCTCGATCGCTCGGCACTCAAGAGCATCACCTCCTACTACTACCGCAACTTCTGAAATATCATCAGCGCCCCCAGGATGATGATCACAACCAACGCCACTACCACCAGCGTCTCGGTGGTAACCACTATGTCCAATACAGGTAACATTTCGTTTACCTCTCCTCCTTCACTGTCTGGACTGTAGTTATCTCGCTGTGTATCGGGGCTTCTTTACACTTCTCAGCCGCCTTGTCCGCCTCCCGCTCAGCTGCTCGTTGGGCTGCCAGGGCGGTTGCCCGCGCTACTGCACGCTGCTCTGACGCACTCACAATCGCGGCCTGAGCAGCGGCCACGGCTGCGGCTGCTGCTGCTGCTGCGTTAGCTGCCGATGCCGTTGAAACCAGGGTTACCGAGATGTCACGGAGGAGATCGTGATCCCGTTCACCACCTGATACCAGTTGTTGCAGTAGGACAGTGTGCTTTTCTGTCTCGTCGTTCAAGTGGTCTATGTGGCTCCCCATCATGTCCATGACCCTACCCACCATTTTGAGACCCTGTCGCCCCATGATGAGGACACAAACGAGAACGAACAGGGCAATTCCCACAGCTCCCGCTTCGGTAAAGTTGGTGTAGTCGATGGCTGTGTCGAGTAGAGGATTCAACACAGTAGCGTCCGCAGACAAAAAACACTCGATCACCTTCCCCGGGTCCCGCAAGTGTTGTCGGATAGCGGTCTGAACACTTAATACCTCCTATTGTGTCGCTACTTGTAGGTCCTGCTGGAAGTCGCCAAGATTCAGGGCCAACTGAAGCATCGTGTCACGGGCGTCGATAACACCGTAGGCCTCATCGCAGTAGGCCGTAATATAGGGCCACGAGAGTTGTCTTGGCCCAAAGCCGGCCCAAGTGTCAGCGATCCAAACACCACACTCGTCATAGCCGATAGCGCAGATGGCGTGCCCTCCGAGCAATCTATCTGCGTCGGAAGTCTGGATAAGTCCTGTGCGTTGCTTGTACATGGTTTCGGTAACCATCACACCCAAGTCTAGCACGCGCATGGCTACCATCGACCGTTTCATCTCCGGGTCATTAATTGCTACCTCAACGAACCCGTCGATCTTATACCTGTATTTGCGCCTTAGCCACGGAAACCAGCCCACCTCGCCCACATACCCAAGGGTACGCCACTGCTTAAGCAGGTCAAGCATGTACGCGCCCCCGCCAGGCTGAGCGATCCGCTCGTACTTGGCAACAAGTTCTGCTCGAGCGAACGTTGGAGTCCGCGTCTGTTCCAGACGCTCGAAACGCAGTTGGGCGGTAGCGGCGCTGAAGACCGTACAGGCAGGGTACCCGTTCTGGTCCAGCAACGGGAATCTGCGTCGCCCCTTGTCGAAGTGGTATTGCGTCGGAGGCTCTGCTACGAGCAAATACTTTGCGGCCTGCAAGTTACGATCATCGGGTTTCTTCGGTAGTCGGCCTAGGCCTCTATAGTCGGTCATCCTGGCTCTCCTACGGATCCCTCGACCGCCAAGTGATCTATTCCCTCACGTAGTTCAACGAGTTCCTGCGACAGCCGTTCAAAGAGATCCTGCGTACCCCGAGGAACTGCACCGTTCCCTGAGGTGACCCGCGGTGCCGAGGGCCCAAGAGGCATCAATACGTCTCCGTCCGGCCGTGTCGGTAGCCCGAGGCGCACGCGCGCTTCATTGACGGTCATTATGTGTCCATCAACCGCCTCCACCACCGTTTCCACATCAGCACGGAAATCGGTCGTGTCCAGCTCTTCCGGCTGCCAGGTCCAATTATTGATCTTGAACTCCTTGCTGAAGAACCGGTTCCAACGTTGCCCCAAAACATTCTGTGCAGGAGCAATAACACCGTACTTGTACACAACGTCAGACTGCTTAGCCGTAGAACCTCCGAGGGAACCCACAATCGGCCACCCAATGCGATACGGCGGCACGCGATGCGCGATGACGATTTCAAGGTTAATGGCTTGAGTGTACCATCTGAAGCTCATGTCCCGGATCTGGTCAGAGAGCCGTTCGAACCGCACCTTCACCCGGTTTTCGCCGCTCGGCCGCGAGGGTATATAGGGGATCTCGGCCACGAACGTTCGGTGCGGTTGGCCCCGAACCTCACGCTTGAAGAACACCTCCAAGTTCTCCTGGAACTTGGGAGACATCTTAGCACCCTCGACCAGTACCGCCCACGCGGGCATCGCCGAGTGAGTGAAGTATTGGAGGTTGAAATCACGCGCTGCTAGAGACGCAGTGATGGACCCAATCGCCGCTATGTATTCCGGGATCCCGTAGTAACTGGAACGAGACACGGGGCGCCGGAACACAAACACCTCGTTCGCTCGCTGTTCATCCGGGAGGTTCTCCTTCGTGAAACGACCGGACTTAACGTCTACTATCTGTTTCTCGCCCCACTTCTTGAAGTACGCGAACTTACCCTGGCGAAACTGACAGTAGCGAACCTTGTCTTTGTGCACCCGCATCGTGTGTCCAGGAATGTGATACAGCTCTGCAACCTTACCGCCACCGTCTCGCACAATCTCAACGTAGGCGTTCCCGAGAGTTTCACGATCGTCCTGAACACTCTCCAGGAGTTCCTGGAAAGTCATATCCTCATTGGGCCAAGCGAGCAGTTCCTCGACGACCTCAAGTTCCCCGCGGTCAGTCCCTTCAACCTTCGGCACCCATTTCCACCCCTTACCGATAGTATCCGCCGTCTTCTGAGACAGGCACGAGCTGTGAAGGGTCTGCATCTCCTTAAGATACAACAGCTGATCCAGGTTATAAGGGGGCTGTATAAGAGCAAAAGGGGTTTCGTAACGAGCACTAAAGGGGTCCTCAGGAATCTGCTTCGACGCCTTCCGTAGAGTGGTCTGTGTGGCCCGTTTCGTCAACTCGTCGTAGAGCTTCGTGGGCTCAGTCACAGCCCCGTCTTCAAAGATGTACGCAGCTACTTCACCCTCGAACTCCGGGTCTTCGGGCACTTCGGGCACTTCGGGCACTTCGGGCACTTCGGGTACTTCGGGTACTTCGTTAGTCATATCACTCTCCAGTAAAGCCGCGGAAACGGCCCGAGAGAAGGGGATAGCGAGCCGTCCCGCGACTTCCTGCGGGGATCTGCCGTCATACTAGGCGAGTGGGGGGTGCGGCCACCAACCACGGCTAGCGCAACAGGAAATCTCCTCACAGCAACATCGATTCTTCCAGCTCCGTGCTTGTTGAGCCTGTAGGCTCAATGCCCAGTTCGTGACACATGGTCAGTGCAAGAGCATCTCCGCGGTCCGGAGAGGGCACACCCCGTCTTCGAGCCGCCTCCTTACTTTCCATCAGGAGTCCCTGCCGCCCGTAAGAGTACTTGACGCTAGTCAGCTGGGCACTCAGAAAGTCATCATCAGGAAGCTGCGCAGGGCCTTGAAGCCAAGTACGTAGGGCCCACCACATCTCGGCTCGCAGGTTTGCGAAACGTTGCGGATCGGACGCTCTCTCAGACACAACGATCCCGACAACCACGTCGTCAAGGCCGTCCGCAACACAAACGTCTACCACTCCGGCGCCAATACCAATTGCGTCGACGTATACAGCCTCGGGTTCCTCTTCGTCGATCAGGGCCTTCAAGCGACCTACGACCTCGTTCTGATCCCAACCGAAGTAAGCCTCAGGCTCCTTGATCCAGTTTCCGCGTCGCACTTGGAAAACCGTTTCTGCACCTCCAGCGCGCGCAACGTCGACGCCGATAACGCAGGGCACGTCCTTCGACGGAGGTTCGGCAGACCATCGAGTCTGTGCCGCTTCTACCCACGATAGCAAAACCAGAGAATCAGCGGACTGCGAAGGAAAGTCCCCGAGGATATGCACCTGCCACAGGGGAGTGTCCTCGCCCCACTTAGTTCTCTTGTCCTCCACCCAGGAAGGCTTGATCAGGTAGGGTCGAACGACGGCACCTGGCTGAAAGTTCGGGGTATCGAAGGCCCCATAGTGCAGAGTCTTATAAGAGTTCCGGTTCTTGTGGAAAGCGTCATAGAACGCCCCTTGAAGGGTGGTAGGGTTCCCAAGGAGCAGCACTCGGGCATCACCGCCAGCGGCCAGAGTGTCCACGCCGTCCATGACGTCTTCACTCATGCCCGACGCTTCCGTGATGATAACCAATAGGTGAGGACTGTGGAGACCTTGTACTCTCTCCTTAGTGTCTGTGCTTAATCCTACCGCGAACCGTTTTTCAGATAACTGCAAACTGGTCTGGTTCAGAGTACCCCCAATTGGGACAGCGGCTCTGTGATAAGCGTAGTGGAGGTCTCTCCAGTGCAGGTCGTGTACCTGGTGCCACGAGGGGGCCAACGTCACTACTGCGCACTCTTCCCAAATCATTAGCCACCACAACGCGAGTTGTGCAGCAAGCCAATCCTTTCCAACAGCGTTGCAGCTCCTCACCGCGACCTGCTCGCCCTGAGCAACAGCTCGAGCGATCTCCTCCTGCCCAGTCCAAGGATCTCCCCGCAAAGCTCCACGAATGAACGGTATCGGATCCCGACGCCAAGTCTCTAGGAGGTCCGAGGCTTGGGCGGTGTCGATCGTACCAGCCGGGCTCTTCATCACACAGGCACTCGCTCTTCGAACTCAGTCATCGTCTTCATCTTCACCGTCCGTCCGAGACCCGGGCTCGTTATGAGGCGTCGAGACTAGCTCGCCCTCAACAACGTGCCCGGGTTTCGCAGACAGAGCTTTCGAAGTGTTCCCGGCTAGCACTGCGAGTTGTCCTAGAGTCCCGATATTGAACGTATTGCCCCTTTGTTCAACCTCAGGCTCCAGATCGACACCCATCGCCAGTGCTTTAGCCCGGGCCACCTCTTTTGCTAAACTTAGAGCCTTCACCCTATCCTTATAGTCAAAGGCATCAGTATGGTCGCGCATACTTTGTTCGTAGAGGTAGTCGAGACGCCCCACGTACTCGTGCAGAGAATCCTCTGCGGTAGTAGCGCTCACCGTCCGGCGAAAACGTTTCTCGATTGCCCGGACGTCTCGAAGCACACACTGGTACTGTACGCGGTTGATCTGCTGAGGAACTGTGAGTTCGCCTGCCTCCGGGAACACATGCGCAACGAGCTTCGCGAGAGGCTCGTTGGTAACAAGGGCCTTAGCAATATTGTAGATAGTCCAGCCGCGCCTGAGATAATCATCGACCACCGCGAGACGCTGCTCACGAATGGCCTGATCCTCCTGGTACTTAGGTTGTCGGGACATTTTTCAGCTCCCACAAGTGCTGTACGGTCACTTGTGAAATACCTAACTCCCGCGCAACCTCAGCAGAAGTAAGGCCCTTTTTCTTTAACTGCCACGCACGCTCCAGACGAATCCGGTGACGCACGCTCTTCAGAGACAAGTCGTGTCGACACGAGGGGAGAGGACAAGCGAGGCAAGAGGGGAAAAAGTAGCAGCCGGCATCCTTGTAGCGAACAAACTCGGGCAGCGCGTCTGCCCGAGGACGTGGCTTCACGCGTGCCTCAGTCATGTCCGATTCCGGCTCCGAACCGCTTTCACGTAAGGTCCCAGTTGCGCTTTACGTTTCGGTGAGATCACTTCTCTATACAGCCCGAGGGTCAGCTCACGTGCATCCTCTCCATAAATAGCCAGGACATGTTTGGGGTTACCCCTACGGTTAACTCCGGAATAGATCGAACCGGTCCCTAAGAAGGTCTGAATGGGCTCTAGCCACCCACGAACGGAGTTACAGAACTTTACCGTCGGGGTCGCAGGATTAACGTTATTCTCCTCTATTGAACCGTCACCCTCCCAGAAACCAACCACCCAATGCCAAGTAGTAACCGGCGAGAGGAAGTGAGCGTAAAGGGCTTCGGCCGCTTCGGCACTGACCACCCAACACCAACACAACGAACCAGGAACAAAGCTCGCCTTACCGTTCCTGCGAAGATAAAGTCCGCCGAGACCGTAGCGCTCTTTGAGAAGCGCAGGCCAGTACTTTTCTTTCTGGCCAACGTAGAGTTGGGTCTGCCGATACACTTTCTTTTTACGGGTAACGTCCCCCTTCAAGTGAAAGTGGCCCTCAGCAGCGAAAAAGCCCGCAGCCTGCTCGTCAAACACCGCTTCCGTTACCCCCTTCAGTATACCATGATCTTTCCGGAAAAGCAACAGAGACCAAGACCCCAGTGAAATGATTCAAGAATAACCCTAAAATACGAATAGAACATAGCTGATTTTAATTGGTACTGGTATAGTCGAGAGGAGGGACACATGAAATTCGTTAAAGTAGACCCCCATGAGGCGCAGGACTTACTGACCCGGGAAGCGATACACCGAGGTCGCGTATCTTATCCGCTTCTGAAAAGTTTCCTGGAGTGTAAGATGTTTCTTGCTCGCCTCGACAAGGAGGGGCTAGGTCAGAAGAGCTACGTGCTCACCGCATCTTTGCGAGCCTACGCCAAGAGTCACAACCTTCCCGTCGAAGTTTTCACTAGGCAGGGCGAGGTGTACTTTAGACGCCTGGATATTGACGAAGACGGCAAGCCCGTTGAGCAGGCCCGATTGATCGACCCCGATGTCGTCGCCGAGCACGCGTAAGCCACGGGCTCTCCTAGTAGTAGCGAGCGAGTTTAACGGCATCGAGCTGTTCGGAGCTCTGAAGGTACTGCGGCGCGAAGGAGCCGAGTGGACAATCGCCTCCCGAAACATCCGTATCAGTGACGAGGACACTCACGAGTACTTCAGTGCCAATATCACAATCGATGATATGCTCAGCGATCTCAAGGAGCCCTTAGCCGATTACGACATGCTGTTTTTAGTCGGGGGCGAGACCGCCGACGTCATGTGGATGTGGGTGAGCCCTCAGATCGAACACATTGTCCGCAAGATGTACGAGGATGGTAAAGTCGTCGCTGCCACTTGCCGAGCCGCACCCTGTATTCGGTACGTAGCCCGAGGTAAACGAGTGACGGGGTTCCCTGTCGTAGACGTACTCGACTACTTACGCTCTGCAGGAGGCCACATCACGGGGCAGTCCCTGGAGTGCGACGGCCGGGTGGTAACTGCTGAGGCTCCGGCACTGACAGAGTACTGGGCCCAGGCGGTGGTAAACATCTTCAGAGGAGAGGACCCCCCAGAACTACCTGAATCGGCCTGGCAACAGATTGACTTCTGGCGACGCTTCAGAACCTACGTCTATAATAACACAGACGATACGCCCACGATCAAGAAACCGAAAGAGGCCAAATGATCTCCAAAGAAACAGAGGAAGCGTGTCAAGTCGCAAGCACGGCCTTGCCGGACCCGCGACTCATCGAACTGTGGCGAAGGTACGAGATCTGTGTTCGTAATACTCGGATCTATCCGTACCTGCCGTCGTGGCCCGAGGCAACGCGGGTCATCCTGGAGAAAGCGAGCGAGCTGACCAAATGAAAAACAGGGGACTCGTATACATTAATGGCCAACTGCTAGTGGACCTCTTCAAGGAAGGTGAGATACACGCCAGACTCACCGGAATGCCTAAGGACGCCCATATCCGCAGTGCTAGCTGGAACGTCAAGAAGCGCGCGGTCGTGCTATTCGTCGAGTCCAAAGAGCTGCCCGAGATCGGCCCCGAGAATCGTAAGCCTACCGTCATTGAGGTGACCGTCCATCAGTTACAGTGTCAGCAGCCCTTCGAACTACTGGATCACCCCATCACTTATCCTGGAGAGGACATATAGTGGACTGGTCGTTCATGGAAGCCGTTCAGCAAAAGCACACTGAGGCCCAGGATCTTATCGGTAAGGTCCGAGAGTTCTCCTTACCCCCCATCCGTTCCCAAAAGGCTGAGGAGACCTTTCACGACCCCGCGTTCCAGTTTGCTCTGGTGCGTGCCATAGGTCATTCAGCGACCCCAGAGCAAATGGAGTATCTGGCTCAGAACGAGGAACTCTTTAGGGGGTTCATGTGGGCTACGTACTTCGTCCTCTTCTGCGGGTACATGAAGGGGTACGAGAAGGCTTTCGAGCCGGAGCATGCGGCCTTCGCAGAGTGTCTGAAACGCAAGTGTGACGTTGAGTACTGGTACGCTCTGGCTAAACAAGCCTGGGTAGTACGACACGGGAACAAGAGCCGAACGTTCCCCGAGATATGGTCTATTGAGCCCGATCGAATATCGGCCGAAGTAAAAGAGTGGCTCCAGAGTCTGCACGAGGAGAGCTGATGAGTTGCGATAGGTGCCCAGCTTGTGGCGAATCGACGAACGGGACCGTCCCACATCACTGCTCGCCGCTGACGCCGAAGGTCTTGTTTCTGAGCCCGGAAATGGTCTCGTTGATCGAGGATGTCGCCGAGCTCCGACGCCGTATCGACGCCCCAGAACGCATGCTCGGAGTGCCACTGAGGTGAGTAATGGAAGTCATTAAAGCACCCACCCATTGGGACGAGAACGACGAACGTCAGTTCGTGTTCCTGTCGGGAAGTATCGAGATGGGCACGGCACCGAACTGGCAAGATAGGGTCATCGAGGGCTTAAAGGGCCAGAACGTCGTAATTCTCAACCCCCGACGCGACGATTGGGACTCCTCCTGGATACAATCCATCGATAATCCTCAGTTCTACGAGCAGGTGACTTGGGAACTCGATGCTATGGACGTTGCGGACTTCATTATCATGCACTTCGAGCCTGGAACCAACTCACCAATCACTCTCCTGGAGTTGGGATTGTGTGCTCCCGACCCGAAGGAGCTTTGGGTGCACTGTCCGGAGGGCTTCTGGCGCAAAGGGAACGTCGACATCGTGTGCGCGAAGTACAAGGTTCCGCAGTATGACACAATGGACGAGATCCTGGAGAGGGTTCGTGCTCGGATCACCGCGCCTTAGGTACTGGCTCAAGGGCCATTGGGGGTGGTTCAACCCGAACACTCAGTGGTGCGCGGTCTGCCGGCGGTATGAACGTCCGCACGAGCACTTCGACTTCATCGTTCCCCTGGCTCAGGCGTTCCAGGAGCTCGTGATCGTCCTAGTAGATACCCTGACTCCAGTGATGAAAGCCGTCGGGGAAACTTGCGCAGATCTAGCCCGAGCCCTGAAAGAGGTTACGAAAGATGAGTGACAAGGTCTACCGACGAGCAGTGTGGCATCAGGACCCACGTATAGACGGATGGCTTCTAACCGAGGCCGGATATTATGACACAGATACAAAACCAACCACCAAAGTCGAGTTGTGCGGTGAGGACGTTCGTAGTCTCATCACGGCTTTGGACAAGGCTGGCTGGATTCAACCGCGACTCGACGAGCGTCTACGCACAGAGGACCTGAAGATTACACACCGACTACTTGACCTGTTGGACAAACACGTTTACGCATTCGTCACTCAAACACCCGACGAGCCTCAAACCGTCTGTTACCAGTGCCACCAGTCGTTTTCGTTCGACAGGTTCGGGTGTTGTCCCCACTGCGGAGCATCACTTCCCGAGGTACGAAATGATCCGTAACGACCCAGGCGATCCACGTTGTCAGGAGCTGCTGTTCGACTTCACTAGACGAATACGTAACTGTCTTGACAAGTTCCCGTTCGGACAGATGATAAGTCTTGAGACCGAGCACGAGGGTGGCCTAGGTATCCGTTTCCATAGCCTACGCGTCCTGGGACGAATACGTGCAGGGCCCGCAGATTTCGCGCGGGGTTTAACCGTGAGCGACTCAATGACCGAAGAAGTCTATCAAGAGGAGCCCGACCGTATCGCCGAGGGCCTAGCAACACGCATCATTTACAATTGTGCCTTTGCGCAGACCGAGGCTGATAGGAAGGGCGTATGAAGTTCGAGGATAAGTACCCGGACTGCCCGTTTAACGGAGAGCCGTTCCAAAGTATGGTTCGGTTGCTGGAGGAAAAGTCCCCTTGTTGGCACTGCGGGGAACTCACCCAATGGGTTGACCTAGACTTTGAAGCTCCGCTGTGCAGTGAGGAGTGTCTACAAGCCAAGGTGCACGAGTGGGCGGAGGCAAGCAGAGAGGCCGACAGAAAGTATGGGAAACCGAAGTGATCCCGTCGTTCCCCGAGATGAATGTCCGAACGTACCGACTCGAACGGAGAGCTTATCGGCTCCGATTGAAGCGGAGCCACGATCCGGACCATCTAGGGTTCGTTGCACAACGTTGGGCCAACCGCGCAGGGCGCCGACGCGGGTACGCGGTGGGTAAGATCTTCTGGGACATTGACTGGCCGGACAGATCAGTAACGTGGCCAGTAACGTGGCGTTGGTTGTGCGTGTACTTCTCGACAGTCGAGGTCGAAGAACAGGACTACGAGCAGGTCGACGAGATCTTGAAGCGGGAATGCTGGAAGGGTCCGACGATTAGTATCGCCCGATTGGTCCCGATAAGAATCGAGGAATACCGTGAACATCCAGGACATTGACGCTAAGGTGCAACGCATCCGAGAAACCGTGGAGAAAGGCGACTGGCACCGTGCCCGCATGCTAGAAGATCACCTGTACTGGGACGTACTCGGGGCTATTGCGGACGACGAGGTTATTGATCCGGGCCGAGCAGCTACCGCAGCTCTCATAGCAGCCGAAATCATGATTGATATGCCCATGAGCATCGAAAGCCGTTGTTGCCGAAGCCCGCAGGAGCCCGAATGAACGCTGACGTACTACTCTTCGTCGTCCAGAAACACGCCGCTCGACAGCTCCATTACGACTTCCGTCTAGAGGTGAACGGCGTCCTTAAGTCTTGGGCCGTGCCCAAGGGACCCTCCCTTAACCTCGGGGAGGCACGCTTGGCCATTCAGGTCGAAGATCATCCTCTAGACTATGCCTCCTTCGAGGGAGTCATCCCCGAGGGAAGCTACGGTGCCGGCCGAGTCATCGTCTGGGATACCGGTACTTACTCTCTTGACGAGGGCCGCACGGATGAGGGCAAGCTCTCTTTGACCCTGTACGGCCACAAGCTTAAAGGTTCCTGGACACTGGTACATTCAAATCGCCGTCCCACACACTGGCTCCTGACTCGTCGCAGCGGCGACGAGGAGTCGGTCGACGAGCGCTCCGTCCTTTCAGGACTGACCCTCGACGATCTGAAGGAGAGACCCTAATGAACCAAGCGGTTGAACTCATCCTCAAGTTCCGAGACCAACTCCGCGAAGAGGGCCGTCTAGGGATCACGCGTCACAGCATACCTGAAGAGGCGGCAGCATTCCTGAACGAGGAACCCCTAGCATTCCTAATCGGGGTACTCTGCGACCAGGGGATACTCGCTGAAAAAGCATGGGTGATACCGTGGAAGCTCAAGGAACGCCTCGGTTACTTCTCGGCCGGGCAGCTTGCCTCGGTGAACTACGAGGACCTCACGAAGGCGATGGCAGGGCCCCCTGCACTACACCGCTTCCCGAACCGCATGTCCGAGTTCATCACAGCCGCCTGTAGGAAGGTGGTCGAGAGGTACAACAGTCTCGCGGGGAACATCTGGTTTCCCGGGAGCACCTGTGCTGAGATCCAAGCGCGCCTAGAAGACTTCTGGGGTATCGGGCAGAAAAAGGCCTCGATGGCTGTGAACATCCTAGTCCGAGACATGGGGGTCGAAGTTACTGATTACGAGAATATCGACGTATCCTATGATGTTCATGTTCGACGAGTATTTCAGCGAACAGACTTAGCCCAGTCTGACACTGAGAAGGCGATCGTAGAGGCAGGACGATTACACAACCCCGAGTATCCTGGTGCATTAGACCTGCCCTGCTGGGTCGTTGGCCGTGAATGGTGCCGCCCGACGACGCCGGACTGTTGGAACTGCCCATTAACCTCAGGATGCCCGCAGCTGATTGAGAAGACTTCAGAATGATGGAAAGACCGCTAAAGCCAACCAGAACTCCGAGGCCTACTAAGACGCCTACTCGAACGCCAACACCGTCTCCTACACCGACATCGACGCCTAGTCCAACAGCTACACCCGCGGAGGATCCAATGGATCATGTAGAGACGAGCTTCACTCTCCTGATGCAGGAAATGGAGGCCGTGTGCGTGCCGCCTCAGTCCGACGACGTCCTGCGCCGGACAGAGACCTGTGTCTGGGGCGCAGCGAAGAAGGAGCTGTGTCAGAACTGTCAGGAACGTGAGGCAACAGAAAACTGGACGGGCGAAGGCGGCACTCTCGCTTACGTTCACGGAATGTACGACCGCTGGTGCAGAGTGTGTGTCCTCAGGGCCCAGATCGCCCATATACGCGAGGCAAACACACGGCTCCCCGAACTGGAAGCGGAACTCGCGAACCTCCTAGGCGAGGTTGGAGTGTTACGAGCGGAGCGCAAGGAGAAGGCAACATGAAACAAGGCGACAATCCCGCGCCCAGGACAGTCTGCCTGGACTTCGATGGTGTACTGGCTGACTATCACGGCTGGAAGGATAAGGACACGCTTGACCCACCCTACCCTGGGGCCAAGGAATTTGTGGAACGGGTCTTAGCGGCGGGGTATGCGGTGGTCGTTCATACAACGCGGCATCCTATCCGAATCGAGAGTTGGCTGCACGAACATGGATTTCCTTTCATAGAGGTCCACAGCCGCAAGCCCAAGGCCCTGGTCTACATCGACGACCGCGGCTTCAGGTTCACCGGCAACTGGGATGCGGCCTTCGAGGCGATACGACAGCCAGCGCACTGGGAGAAAGAGACATGAGCAACGAGCCCTACGAGGCCTTGATGAACGCGGTCGGGCGCCTCTACGCAATGGCGCACCGTCTCAAAGAAGACCGAAAGTGGTCAGGCCAAATGCAGGGTGATGGGGGTAACGGCTCGTCCTGGATAGAAGAGGAAATCACCGCCCTCGCCCTCGACCTCGATCCGACGGGCAAGCTAGGGCACGTTCTCAACCCTCGAGTACTCAAGGTGGTGGAGCGACTGAAGGAGATACGGGAACTAGACGAGGCAGGCTTCGAGATAGGCAAGAAACTCGACGCCCTCATCGCTGACCTAGAGGATTCCAAGATACGTTTTGACCACTCCTACACAATAGGTATTGATAAGGACGGTTATCTCCGTACTGAGGAGGTAGAGCCGTGAAGGTCATCGTAGCGATAGACACGCTCCAGCAGGGCTACCAATTGGAGGGCACTGGCGCTGCCCTGGCCGTGGGACCGCGCGGCGTATCTAGGCAACTGAGGAGGTCCTCATGGTGCGAGCCTTTCACTTTCTCAACGTAGATATGACCTCT